TACAAGACTCATCCAACTACAAAAACAAAAAAGATGTATGGTAAGACATACAGAAACTGCGTAAAAGCGGAGGAATAAAAAATGAAAAAGGTATTACACAAATTAAAGAACTTATTTAACGACGCACACTGCTGCTGCTGTTGCGGCTGCTGTACTTGCTGTTGTAAGGAAAAGTAATGAAGCTGCTACTTGAAAACTGGCGAAAGTACCTTGATGGCTTGGAAGTTGATTGCGAACAAGATGGTGTATGCATCGTTGCCGCCGAAGAGATAGTTAAGAAACTTCTTTCTGATGGAGTAGAAGATTTTAAAGTTATTGAGGGCTATGTTTGGCTTAAGGATAGCGACGACGAATACCCAACCGAGCACACTTGGATTATGATGAATGATGGGGAAGTAATAGATCCATCTGCCGCACAGTTTGATAAATACGGTGGCGTAGAAGAAAGAATATATGACACAGCATATGATGCTGATGGCGAGTTCTATGGCGATAGTAAGACCTATAAGCCAGTAGAATATTTGGAATTACCAGTATGAAACAACTACTATCCATATTTTTAGTTATACTCTTTGCTTTCCCTGCTTGGGCGCAAGAGGGAGTTATAACTGAACTACAGAAAGGCAAGCGAGCACCCTTCACGGGTGTTTTGTTGGATGCTAAAGCAGCAGCCAAAGTCCTAACTGACCAGAAATACACCGCAGAAGAGTGTAGGTTGGAAATGGATAGAGAGATAGAAATATTAAAAGCCAAGTTAGAACTAGATCTCAAAATCAGCGAGATCAAACTAACATCGGCAACAGACAAATACACAAACCTCCTCAGTATAAAAGACGAGGAAAATAAGCGACTACAAGAACTAGCACTTAGGAGACCAAGCGACTATACCCACTGGTGGTTTGTCGGCGGCGTTATTGGCGGCGTGGTTTTGACAGTGGGCGTTTTTGCGATTGCAGCGGGAATCACTAACTAATGGCAATAGGTAAATATAGTCATGGAAAATTGGTCTCCATAATAAAAAGCACTGCGCCTGAAACAGACGACCTGACCACTCCGGGCGGCTCCAACACCCACCTTCAATACAATAACGGCGGCTCTTTCGCAGGCATATCTACCTTCACTTTTGACGGCACTGATTTAAAAGTTGCAGATGACACAAAAATAAAGTTTGGCACCAATGACGATGCTCACATAGAATACAATGAAAATCAAGACGATTTTTTAGTAATATCAGGTTCATCTAATGGCATTGTCCTCTCGGGCTCAACAATTCAGATAGCGGGAACCCTAGAAGGTGCCTCTCCTCTAAAGATCGGCGGTGAACTACAGTTTGTATCCACAGGAGATGCAGCCGCCTTTAACTTCGGACCAAATAACGAAGCGAAAATATACTACGAAGACGGCGGAAACGGGGCGCTGATTGTTTCAGGGTCGGAACACAGGGGGCTCGTCTTGTCGGGCTCTTGCGTTCATGTGGCTAAATATTTGGCTGTGGGCGATTGCTCCGCAACTCACGCAATAACATTACCAGACAGCAGCGGTCCAGACGGACAAGTTAAGGCAAACGCTTTTCTCTCCTACTCCTCAATCCGTTTCAAAGAAGAGGTAAAGCCATTAAAAAACCCCATTGAAACACTTAAAAGACTCAACGGCGTTTCTTACAAGTGGAAAGACACAGGAAAAATAGATTATGGATTTATTGCAGAAGAGGTAGGAAAAGTCCTACCAGAGATCGTGGAGTGGTCCCAAGATCCGGAATATGCAAACAGTATGGACTACATCCGCATCATTTCATTTTTGGTCGAAGGGGCCAAGGCTCAAGACAAAAAAATAGCCAATTTAGAAAAGAAACTTGATCTTTTAATTGAAAAACTAGATAAATAGGTGTATAATAGGGTGAAATGAAAAACAAAGATCCAAACTACATTGTAAAACTAGAAAAGGCAATTGCCGACAAGTTTGGACAAGAAGCTATTCAACATCCCCGATACGGCTGGACAGAAGAAAAAGAGCTTTCTTACCTAGATCAAATCAAAGACAGGCAAAAAAAAGACAACAAACAAAGGGAAAGAGCTGAAAAGATTAACAAAGATGGTTTTTTCCTTTCAAAAAAACTACTTACTAGAGACGAAGACCGTGTTTGCCCTGCTTGTTTTGAATATTCGTTTAGTCTAAAGGACGACATATACATGAACAAGTATGATTGCTGCTGGAAATGTTACATACATTTTGTAGAAAACAGAGAAGAAAGATGGGCGAACATAGACCAAAGAGTAGAGTTTTTAGGAAACTTTTATAAGGGGAAGAATAATGGCTAGTGTTTTAGATGTTGTACAGACAATTCAAAATATTGTCGCACAGAAAGGATACGACGGTGCCCTCGATAAAGAAGGGAAACCTGTTGAGATTGGACTGAGAAGAGAGGTCGACAATGTTGTCACGGACAGCAGACTTGTGGATGGATTTAAAGTAAGATTTCAGGGCAATAAAATGATTTTAAGCTATTCATCAGAATGCAATATTAAAAGCGTAGCCGACCCAAAGTTTGAATCTAAGGTCGACCAAAAAATTGCAGATATTGTCTCTTTTCTTAAAAAAGAATATAAATCCGCATCCGGAAAGAATCTTTCGCTAGTTCAAGAAGGTGAAACCGACATCCTTGTACAAAAGATGTCAAATATTAGAACTTGGTACCAGACATCTTCTATTTATAAGCTCGGGGGAGTGCCGGGTCTCGGTGAAGAGGAAACCCTTCCCCCGCAGCAAAGACTAGAAGAAAGTATTAAAAACTGGATTAAGGCTTCAAGATAGTGAAGATAGATGTCATATCAATTAACAAAAAAAGAGAAACTCAAAGAAATTGTTAAGTGTGGCAAAAACCCATCTTACTTCATAAACAATTACACCAAAATTTCACACCCTATTAAGGGGCAAATTCCTTTTAAAACTTACGATTTTCAAGATCAATTGTTGGAAGACTTCAACAACTATCGCTTCAACATTATTTTAAAAGCGAGACAGTTAGGTATTTCTACAATTACTGCCGGTTATGTTGCTTGGATGATGCTTTTCCACAAGGACAAGAACATCCTTGTTATGGCAACCAAGTTTCAGACGGCAGCCAATTTGGTAAAAAAAGTCAAAGCAATAATGAAAAACTTACCAGATTGGATGCAGATTGCTAATATTGAAATTGACAATAGAACATCTTTTGAGTTAAACAATGGATCTCAAATCAAAGCTTCCACAACTTCTGGTGACGCTGGTCGTTCAGAAGCTCTATCTCTTCTTGTTGTCGACGAGGCAGCGCATGTAGAGGGGCTCGACGAGCTTTGGACAGGTCTTTACCCTACCCTATCAACAGGAGGTCGCTGCATCGCTCTATCTACCCCAAATGGTGTAGGAAACTGGTTCCACCAAACATACATTGATGCTGATCTGGGCAACAACGACTTTTTTCCTACAAATTTGCCTTGGCAAGTCCACCCTGATCGAGATGACGAATGGTTCGAGGAAGAAACCAAAAACATGTCCAAAAGGCAAATCGCACAAGAATACGAGTGCAGCTTTAACATGTCTGGGGAAACAGTAATCCACCCAGACGACATGGCAAGAATTAAGGACAACCTAGTAGATCCAGAATACAGAACGGGTTTTGACAGAAATTTCTGGATATGGGAGAAATTTAATCCTGATTGTAAGTATCTTTTAGTGGCAGATGTTTCTAGGGGCGATGATAGAGACTTTTCTGTTTTCCACATATTCAAACTAGAGACGATGGAAATCGTAGCAGAGTACAAATCTAAAATCACACCAGACCTTTTTGCAAATATGCTTAATGATGTTGGTTGTGAGTATGGAAATTGCCTAATGGTTGTAGAAAATAACTCTGTGGGATATGCGGTCCTAGACAAATTGAGAGACATGGCATATCCAAACTTGTATTATTCAATTAAGTCAACTCATGAGTATGTGGAACAGTATCGGGGCGAAAACATGAGCAATGCCGTCGCTGGATTCTCGATGACCTCCAAGACCAGACCACTCGTTGTAGCGAAAATGGAAGAATTCGTTAGAAATAAACTAGTTACAATATACTCCGCCAGACTATTTAGTGAGTTAGAGACTTTTGTTTGGCACAATGGACGCCCCCAAGCGATGAGAATGTACAACGATGACTTGGTGATGGCGTTTGCGATTGGATGCTGGGTCAGGGATACAGCATTGGAAGTTAATCAGCGTGACACAGAATATGCCAAAGCTTTTTTGGGCGCAATAACAAAGGTCAATACAGAAATAAATACTGCAATTCCGGGGCAAATAGGCTATAAACCTGTTGCAAAAAGTGATAAGATAGCAGAGCAACAAAAATACTCTTGGATATTGAAAGGATAAAAAATGGCTGATAGAAATAGAAACCCTAGAAATCAAACATCTCCGCTGTTTAGGAGGTTAACAAAACTACTTTCAGGACCTCTGGTCAACTACGATGCCCAGATGGTGGTTAGAAACTCAAGAAGTGATGCAGATAAGTTTGCATCCAAATTTAAATCAGCCAGCGGTCAGCAATTTAAAAAAACCAGCTACAATCCATTTTCCAACCTCTCCTCTGCAACCATGGCAAATGTCTCCAGAAGCCAGAGGTACATTGATTTTGATCAAATGGAATATGAGCCTATCATCGCCTCTGCGCTTGATATCTATGCAGATGAGATGACTACCTCTACACACTTGCACCCTTTGCTGAGAATCCATTGTCCAAATGAAGAAATTAAGCTCATCTTAAACTCTCTGTATCACAATGTGTTAAACATTGAGCATAATCTTTTTAACTGGTGCAGAACAATGTGTAAATTCGGCGACTTTATGTTGTATCTGGACATTGAGGAGAGTCAAGGCGTTGTTAACGCTATCGGTCTTCCAACGAGAGAAGTAGAGAGGCTAGAGGGTGAGGACAAAACAAACCCAAACTATATCCAATACCAGTGGAATTCCGCAGGTATGACTTTTGAAAATTGGCAAATCGCACATTTTAGAATTCTAGGTAACGACAAGTTTGCGCCATATGGCACATCAATCTTAGACCCAGCTCGCAGAATATTCCGGCAGTTAAGCTTGTTGGAGGATGCGATGATGTCATACAGAATTGTAAGATCCCCCGAGCGCAGGGTGTTTTATGTTGATGTAGGTGGTATTAATGCAAACGAAGTAGAACAGTACATGCAGAAAGTTGTTACGCAAATGAAGCGAAATCAAGTTGTGGATGCAGGCACAGGGAGGGTCGACCTCCGTTACAATCCCCTATCTGTAGACGAAGATTATTTTATCCCAGTGCGTGGAGGTCAATCAACAAAGATTGAATCATTGCCGGGAGGACAATATACAGGAGATATTGACGATGTTAAGTATCTTAAGGATAAGTTGTTTTCTGCTTTGAAAATCCCACAGTCGTATCTGTTCAGAGGAGAGGGAGCAAACGAGGATCAGACAACCTTAGCTCAAAAAGATATACGATTCGCTAGAACAATTCAGAGACTTCAGCGAGCAGTAATTTCAGAGCTTGAAAAGATAGGGATTATCCATCTTTACACCCTTGGATATCGTGGGAATGATCTTATCTCGTTCAAAATGTCCTTGAATAATCCTTCCAAAATTGCAGAACTACAAGAACTTGAACAGTGGAGGACAAAATTTGATGTTGCATCCGCTGCGGCAGAAGGCTTCTTCTCCAAGCGCTGGATTGCTGACAATTTGTTTAATATTTCTGAGGAAGAATTTTTGAGAAACCAAAGGGAAATTTCTTACGATAAACTGATGCTCGCCCAATATGATGTGCTAGATGCAGACGCAGGCACTGGCGGCGGCGGCGGAGGTCTTGGAGGCGATGACCTTCTCGGTGGCGGAGGTCTTGGAGGCGATGATCTCGGCGATGCCCTTGGCGGCGAAGAAGCCCCCGCAGTAGACGAACCTGCCGCAGATACCCCAGCCCCAGCCGAACCAGAAGGAAATCTCTTGGCAGTACCCGGCAAAAGAGACGATGATGTGGTAAAAATGGCTGCAAAAGGTCCAAAAGGAAAAGTGTACACTACGACAAATAGATCAAAAGGTAAATGGTATGAGCCTAGAGGCGAATCTGACAAAAGAGCCTTGGCAAGATCTATGAAATCTCAAGGATCAATGCGTGGAATTAGTGGCATACCACACGGCTACAAAGACATGAATAGGTTGTCTAGAGGGGTTTCCGAGGACCAGCAATCTAATTATGATATGCAAGAACAGCAAATTCTTGAGCATAATAACGAAATTAAAAAACTAATAACAGAGTTGGAGACAAAGAAAAATGTCAAGCAAGATTAAACATAATAAGAAAAGAAATACCGCTTTTCTTTATGAGGCTCTAGTAAGGGAACTCACAAAGGCTACCATGGGAAAGGATGGGGCAAAGAAAAATACAATTGTTTCAATATTCAAAGAATTCTTCAAGCCCGACAGCCCTTTGGCTAGGGACTTGAGATTATACCAGAACATATTGGAAACCAAAGTGGATGATAAAAGGTTGGCAGAAAAGATCGTATTCGAGTCTAGGCTAGAAAAAAGCGCTATAGATAGCAAAAGACTTTTTAATGAACAGAGTGCCCTAATATCTAGGATAAATAAAGAGCTTTCCTCGGAAGTTTTTACAAACTTTGTTCCAAACTATAAAGATTTGGCAACACTGCATCAAGTTTTTAATAATCCAAAAATAGAGGCAAAACAACGGGTGCTTTTAGAGGAAACCATCGTCTCTGGAATGACAATTCAAGAAAAATCAGAGCAGCAAAATATCGATCATATTGACAATATTGTATATGAATCATTCACAAAAAGGTTTAATAAATCTTATGATGGATTGAGTGACAGGCAAAAGAATTTGCTTCAAGTTTATATCGCCTCAGTTGGAGATGATTTGGAAATGAAAGTGTATTTGGATGACGAAATTTCTAGCATAAAGAAAGAACTTAATGAATCCGCAGAGCTAGAAGTGTTCCCAGAACAAAAGCAGGAATTGCTAGATTTGGTAGAGTCTTTTTCGGAGAGAGAGATCGGGCAGCGAGAGTTGACAAAGATAATGAAAATTCAACATCTACTAGAGGAGTCCAAGAAAGATGCTTAAGATAACAATTGGAGGACCACCAGAATTTATACAAGAATACATTAACACTTTAGAGGTAAAGAAGTCTTTGGCTGGTCACTTGATGATTTTTAATCACAAGGATATTAATGTTGTTGTAAAGTTGAATGAAAGAAAAATTGTTGCATACAGTAAGAGCAATTTTAGTGACATTGTATACAATACGCAAAATAGGTTTTTCAATTATTTGGCCGAGCATGGGGTAGTAGAACCAGAGACAATTAGGGGCTCAAATGTATTTGGCTCTCTGTTGGCAGAGTATCCTGAAAATAAAGAAATTAAAAACTTATCTGACATTGTGTTGTATAATATAGCGACATTTATGTTGGAAGAAAACGACTACATGGAGACTATGAAAAGAGTTGAAATGGAAAGAGAAGAGGACTTGCTTCACCCATCAGATGAAAATTCAACTGAATTTGGTGAAGTCCCACAGGAAACCACAAAAGGGTCTATGCAGCCGTATTATCCGGGCTATTCGTATGGATTGGCAGGAATTTACAGGTATGAAGAATAATGGACTTACTTTATTTTATATTAGCCTCTTGGGGCATGACGCAAATCATAGTTTATGGAAGTATATTTGAAAACACAAGAGAATGGATCTCAGAAAGATCTTTTTGGTTTGGAACGCTAATTCAGTGCCCAATGTGTACGGGTTTTTGGACCGGCGTTTTTTTGTTTGGAATAAATGGCTTTACAGAACTATTTAATTTTGAGTATAATATCGCTAATTTATTTATTTTAGGTTGTATTTCATCTGCTACATCGTATGCATTAAATATAGTTTTTAGCGATAGCGGCATAAAATTTAACCATACTAGCGAATAGGAGATCTTAAAATGACAGCAAAGTGGAAATTACAGCCAGTTAGAAGATGCTGCAAAGGATCCTAACTCGTGCGGGTTGCGCCCGCTGAAGGAAAGAGACATGACTGAAAAAATGGTAATTAGAGAATACTACGAGCTTTGTGATGGCGGAATATGTCAAGATCTGCTTACTGAATCTGAAAAAAGATTCGTATCAGATGGCGGTATGATTTTATCTGGAGTAATTCAGAGATGCGGCGTACCAAATGGTAACGGAAGAATATATACAGAGGGTGTTCTTAAAAGAGAGATTGGTCTGTATGAAAAATTAGTAAAAGAAAACAGGGCACTTGGAGAATTAGACCACCCAGAATCTAATATTGTCGAGCTAGCCAATGTTTCACATAAGATGACAGCAGTCTGGATGGAAGGCAACGATGTATATGGGAAGATACAAGTCTTAGACACCCCATCTGGTAAAATTTTAAGAGCACTTGTCGAAGGTGGATGCAAGATTGGCATCTCTTCTAGGGGAACCGGAACGCTCCAAGAAAGCCCAAAAGGGTCCATTGTTAATGAAGATTTCCAGTTGATTTGTTTCGACATGGTTTCAGAGCCATCAACTGCTGGTGCGTTTATGATGAAAGAAAACAAAGAAAGTAATGTCTTTACTAAAGCAGATAAACTAAACAGGCTAATACAGGATATTTTAAGTTAATAATATGAAAAAATCAGAATTTAAACAACTTATTAAGGAAAGCGTAAGGGAAGTTCTTGTCACAGAGGGCTTCCTTTCGACGATTGTGGCTGAAGTTGTAAAGGGCATCGGCACGAATGTTGTAACTGAAAGGGCTGTTGAGAAGCCAATAGTGAAAGAGAGTAAGCAAGAAAAAGCAAGCTTTAAGGAAATGAGATCACGAGAAAAAAGAAATCATCTCCAAGAGACAAAAAAGCGAATGCTTGATGCAATTGGAAAAGATGCATATGGTGGAGTTAATGTTTTTGAAGGGACATCTCCAATTAAAAAGGGCGGATCCGCAGGGGCTCCCCCAACCCCCGACTCGGCTTTGGGAGATGTAGACCCATCTGATCCGGGAGTAGACATTTCAGGACTTATGAGCGCCTCAAGCGCTTGGAAGCATATGGTTAAATAGGTGAAAGATGAGACGCAAAGCTAGACCAGTTCATGTAGAAGTGACGCCAAGAAAAAATGAATCGCCAGAAAGAATGATTAAGAGATTCATAAAAAAAGTAAAAAAAGAAGGCATTCAAGATGAGTGGCGTCAAAAATTTATGTACTTTGAAAAACCAACAGATAAACGCCGTCGTAAAAGAAAAGAGCGAAATAGAGTAATTAAAAAGCTCCAAAGAGATTACGACGCAAAATATAAAGACTAGGAGATATTAGCATGTCAATATACAAATACCAACAAGGGCTCGGTAGCGTAGGCGCCTATCAGGTTTCTGGAACGCCATACATTACTGGCTCCATCGTTCAAAATGGAGACGGCTCCGGAGCAGGACAACAATTCAAAGTTTCTTTTCCCAAAGTTAGTAAAACAATAAAAATTGTAAACACTGGATCCGCTCCGCTTAGAATTCATTTTGCGGATATAACGACATCCCCGGCACTTCACAATGAACACAATTACATGATTATACCGTCAGATTTAAATCATTATGGCTCTGGTGCAGCTAACAATTATATCAGCGGATCTGCAAAAAATAATCCATTTGAAATTGATGTTAAGTGCAAAGAAATTTACATCTCTAGCCTTAATTCTGGTCAATCCGGCTTTCAAATGCTCGCAGAGCTAACAAGTATTCCATCAACAGAAATGATACCTCTGAGCGGCTCAGGAATTAACGGAGACGGGACATAATCCCTCTCCTCCCTTTCGTTACCCCAATGCAAGTAAAACAGACAAAATAAATTTTTTGTTGCCCCAAATCTAATATTGAAAACTATTTATATATGAGCATGAAATTTATGCTTGGCAGCGCCCCACGGCGCTTTTTCTTTAACTTTATCTAAAATTTAATAATTTAAATCTATGGAGGATTTATGAATGGCTTACTTTACTGAATCTAGTTACGGTAAATATATCGAACTTCAGAATGTTTCCGGCTCTGGAGATCCAACTGATGCACCAGTTGGTGGTATTTACCTTTTCGCTTCTGGTACATCAGACGATGCTGGTGAATCCAGACTTTACTTACAAAACCAAGGTGGCGTTGTTACAGATGTTGCAAAAGCAATCGACATCGATGCTTTTGACGCTCTTGGCAGTGCCGCTCTTCATCAGACACAAGATCACTTCTTGTTCTCTGACAATGGAACTGAGAAGAAAATCACCTTCTCCAACCTTCAGGACGCAGTTTTCGCTGATGTCTCTGGTGACGCAACTGTTGCCGCTGGCGGTGCTTTGACAATTGCAGCAAATGCAGTTGAAGGTTCTATGCTTAACACTAATGCAATTTCTGGTCAAACAGAAATGACTGGAGATCTCGCTGATACAGATGAACTCATGATTTCTGATGACGGAGTTCTCAAGAGAGCAGACTTCAGTGTTGTTCGTGACGCTGTATTCGCTGATGTTTCTGGTGATGCTACAATCGCTGCCGGTGGTGCTTTGACTATTGCCGCTCAAGCAGTTGAGAACAGCATGCTTGCTGATGATGCTGTTGGTGCTGACGAGTTGGCTGCTAACGCTGTTGTTAACGCTTCTATCGCCGCTAACGCTGCAATCGACATGGACAAGCTTGACGGTGGATCTTTGGCTTCTTCTTTGAGTGATCTTGCACAAGGTGACTTGATGTACGCTGGTGATGTTGATGACTCCAACAACCTTAAGTCAATCACCTTCTCTGACTTCGAAGATGCTATCTTTGGAAATGTTTCTGGTGATGCTACAATCGCTGCCGGTGGTGCTTTGACTATTGCTGTTGGCGCTGTTGAGCATGCTATGCTTGCTGGTGACGCTGTAGATGGTGACAACATTGCTGATGACTCTGTTAATTCCGAGCACATCGTTCTTGGTGCACTCGACGCAGAGCACTACGCATCTGGTTCTATCCAAGGTGGACATGTTGCACAAGGTACTCTTGGTGCAGAAAACTACGCTACTGGATCTATTCAAAGCAATCACTTGGCTGGATCAGTTGCAAACGCCAAATTGGCTAACTCCAGCGTAACCCTTACACAGGGTGCTGGTATGGCTTCTCTCGGCGCTGTTTCTCTTGGTGGATCCATCGCAATTGCAGTTGATGGTGTTCTTGAGGACCTTGATACACTCGGTGCTGCGTCTGCTGACGGTGAATTCATCGTTGCAACTGGCGCTGGTGCATTCGCTTACGAAAGCGGAAACACTGCTAGAACAAGTCTTGGACTTGGAACTGGCGACAGCCCAGCTTTCGCTAGCCTTCAGGTATCTGACCTCACACAAGGAAGACTTGTTCTCGCTGGCGCCTCTGGTGAACTTGCAGACAATGCAAACCTTCAGTTCGATGGAACTAATCTTGCATTGGCAGGAAACATGTCTGGATCTGGAAACTTCCAAATCGACGGAAATGCTATTATCGGCGGTTCAGGAACATCTGCTTTCTCCGGATCTGTATATGTTGCTTCTAGTGTCACTGCTGACTCCATGTCTCTAGGTGGCGGATACGGCGGTGGAAGTGGTCTTACTATCACTAACGCTGGACGCCTCCAGATGAACGAAAACCTCACAGTTGACGGAACGGCACAGGTTAAGAGCGCTTTGACAATTGGTGCTGACGGCGCTGGTGTTAATGCTACATTCCACGGTGCTGCTGCTAACGAAGTCATGCGCTACGATGCTGCAAACCATGTTCTTCAATTCAAAGACAGCTCTGACGCATCCATGCTTACTATCGGTGGTGACGCCACTAGTGAGTATGCTATTGATGTTGTAAACGGATCCAATAACATTAACAAGGTTCGTGCTGCTGCATTCGTTACTTACTCGGACGAAAGCCTTAAGCAAGATGTTGCTTCTATGAGAAACACTGCGCTTGATACTGTCATGTCCCTTGAAGGTGTTGAGTTCACTTGGAAAGATTCCGGTGAAAGAGACTTCGGTTTCATCGCTCAGGATGTTCAAGCTGTTCTTCCAAAAGCTGTCCATGTGGCAGAGGATGGAGTACAGGGAGTTGACTACTCAAGACTTACTTCCGTTCTCGTTGAGGCTGTTAAAGCACAACAAGTACAGATCGAAGACTTGAAAAAAGCCCTCAAGAAGTAAATCTTTTTGATAACCGAGGGCAGGGATCTACGGGTTCCTGCCCTCACCCTTTATAATATGAAAATCGTATCTAGAAAAGACATTTTGGAGTATGTTAAATCGGTTGACTCTGAATACCGCACAGAGGAAAATGTCATATATGCTAGAAAAGCCTTCCTAGTTAACACCGTGATAAAATGGTGTCTACATCAAGTCAATACAAAAAGAATGAACCCCGATGAAATGGAATTTTATCTTCAAGCGATCTCTTCGTTTTTAGAGGGAAAGCATAGTATTTATTGGGATGAAAATTGTAACCTCGTGATATCCTAAAATAAACTTTAATTTTTTGGCGTTTTTAACAATAATGCGACTAATTATTACTGGAAATTTATTCTTTTTCTTTAAATATTTAGGAGATTATACGATGTCATCTATGTTAGAACAAGCGATTGTTGATGCAACTGCGCTTAAAGAGGCAGCAATGAAAAACGCTGAAGCAGCCATTTTGGAGAAGTATTCAAAAGAAATCAAAGAAACTGTTAACAGCATGTTATCTGAGTCCCCAGAAGAGGATGCACCTTTTGCCGCAACGGAACCACCGAACCATTCCATTCGCCAAGAAAATGAAGAGACAGAAGCTTCAGGAGCAGGCAAGGTCGTATTGGATTTGTCAGAGTTGGAAAAAATGGCTAGGGAAACAATGGCAGAAGAAATTGATTTTAGTGAAATGTTAAATCACGAAGATGTGGCGGAAAATGTTGAAACAGCAGATAGTCTTTCTGAGCCCTCTGCTGAAGTTGGAAACATTGACGAAGAAATCGACTTGACCAACCTTTTTGAGGGAGAAGAGGAAATTGAAATCACCCAAGAAGAGATTAAAGACATCGTAGAGAAGCTCACCCTCGATTTCCAACCAGTAAAAACAGGCTGGCTAGAGAAGCCGCAATATGAGACTCGCCAAGCAGAACTTGAAGCCGAGGCTCTTGCCGCTCACGATGACGATGATAGCGAAGAAATGGATAAGTTAAAGGAAGCACTAGAGCTTTCTCAAACACAAAATGAAAACCTTAGAGGAAAATTAGAAAAAATGGCTATTAGCATCCAAGAGATGCAGTCATTTGCCAATAAGGTAAAAGGAACTTTAAGTGAAGTTAACCTACAAAATGCTAGGTTACTTTATACAAACAAGGCTTTGAGTAGTGACTCGTTGAATGGGCGGCAAAAAGATAAACTTGTCGAGGCTATCTCAAATTCTAAAACAGTTGAAGAGGCAAAAGTAATTTATGAAACCCTTCAAGGCGCAGTGGGAGAGCAGAGACAAAGAAAATCTGCTCCAAAATCACTTAGCGAGGCGGTAACAAAGCGTTCTTCAGCTTTGCTTAAAGGCAGCGAGGCTAAACCGAAAGCTGATCCAAATATGGACAGAATGAAGCGTTTGGCTGGAATTAATTAAACTATAAAAAGGAGAAATAAAACTATGTCAGTTTTAGAAAAATTAACAGAAGGTATCGTTAATCGTGATCTCCAGAAGGAAGGTGCTGCCCTGCTTGCGAAGTGGGAAAACACTGGACTTCTTGAGGGAATGAAAGACGAGCGTTCTAAAGACGCTATGGCTCGTTTGCTTGAAAACCAAGCTAAAGAGCTTCTTAGAGAGGCATCCTCTGCAATGAGTCAGGGTGATGTTGAAGGTTTTGCATCTGTTGCATTTCCAATTGTACGCCGTGTATTCGGATCTTTGATTGCTAACGATCTTGTTAGTGTTCAACCAATGAGCCTCCCATCGGGACTCATCTTCTTCCTTGACTTCACTTACGATAGAGCAAGAGCAGCCGCAGGTGCTGCACAGGACGGTTCTATTTACGGTGGTGGAGTTGTAGGTCAGGAGTTGACTGGTGGTGTTAACTTGGGTCAGACAAAGCTTGATTCCACTGTGCTTAACAACACTGCTCTCTCATCGAGTAATCCAGAAAAAGGCTTTTATGGTCTCAATAATGGATACGCTTCACCAACTGGCTCAAAGGCTAACGAAGCAGGTCGTTTTACTCTTGCCGCACACGGTGTTTATCCGGGTGATGCAAGCGCAGGAATTGCCAAATTAGCTCAGTTCGATCCGGATATTCCATCTGGTTCTGTAGTTGCTGTTGCGACTGTGAATGTTTCTGAGTTTACTGGATCCAATGGTACAAAGTTTAACTTGGACAACCTTATTGGATTGGATGTTATTCACGACGGAGCAAAAGGTAGAGCTGGTCTTCTCCAAAGAAGATTAACTTCTTTTGCAACAGGGTCAAGCCAATCGACATTGAATCTTGTTTTCGTGTCCACATCATCTACCGATGCCGACGCTCAAGCAAGCTTGAATGCTGCTATAGCACAAACCGCAGATTCTACATTTGCACTCGTTGATAACTTCAACGGAACACCAGCAGCAGGTGCAGCCGAAGCTATCGGAGCAGTTGCAGGTGATGACGACTGGGGTCTTGAAGATAACATCAATATTCCAGAACTCAACATCAAAGTTGATTCCGTCAGCGTGACAGCAGTAACCAAGAAGCTCAAGGCTAAGTGGACACCAGAATTGGGTCAAGACCTTAATGCATACCACAACCTTGATGCAGAAGTTGAGCTTACAAGCATTCTCTCTGAGCAAATTGCTCTTGAGATTGACAGAGAGATCCTTAAGGACCTTATCGCAGGCTCAACTGCTGGTAAATACTACTGGTCTCGCCGTCCGGGTCGCTTTGTAAACAGAGAGACTGGAGCACAGGTTGGTGGAAATGTTTCCAACGAATCATTGATGGGTGCAGACTTCACTGGTACTGTTTCCGAATGGTACGAGACATTGATCGAAACCATTAACGATGTATCTGCTCAAATCCACAGAAAGACACTCCGTGGAGGCGCTAACTTTGTTGTTTGTTCACCAGAAGTTGCAAACATCCTTGAGTTCACTGCTGGATTCAGAGCTAATGTAACTGCTGATTCCGACAGAGGAACAGTTGGTGCAGTCAATGTTGGATCATTGAGCAAGAAGTGGGAAGTGTATGTAGATCCTTACTTCCCGAGAAATGTTATTCTCGTGGGTAGAAAAGGTGGATCGTTCCTTGAGAGCGGTTATGTGTACGCACCATATGTACCACTTCAGGTAACTCCAACTATCTTCGGTGTAGAGGACTTCGTACCTCGCAAGGGTGTCATGACCCGTTACGCCAAGAAGATGGTAAGACCTGATATGTATGGTCTTGTTATTTGTCAAGATCTTCTCGGATAATCCAAGATAATCTTAAGTAACACAAAGAGCCTCGTCATTAATTTGGCGGGGCTTTTTTCTTTTCTACCTTCCTTAAAGGTTGTCGCAGACTAATTATATATAGCGTATTTTATTTTGAAATAAGGAGATCTAAATAATGGCTCTTCCAACCTTGACACCTTCTAGCAATACTAGTGTGTCTATTTTACCAATAACTGGAAATAGTGATAATGTCAATTCTGCGACAAATCCCCTTCCGTATGGAATTTATGTTACAAAAGCAGGGACAGACACGGCAGCAAACGCTTTTATTTCCGGAGCCGTCGATCAGGTGGCTTATGTATATCAAAAGCTTGGTGGCGATATTCTGGACATTGAACTGTCAGAGTATCAAGTCTATGCTGCATATGAAGAAGCGGTTTTGGAATACTCTTATATTGTTAATATCCACCAAGCAAAAAATGCAATGTCCGACTTTCTTGGCAACCCAACGGGAACATTTGATCAAGACGGAGAAATGGTCAGTGGAGATGCTCTAAGTGGATCAAACATCGAGACTAGATATCCAAGGTTTAATTTTGAGTATAGCAAAAGGATAGCAAACACTCTAGCCACTGAAGGCGGATTTGGAGGTGATGTACCAATATACTCCGCATCATTTACAACAGAAGTTGGAAAACAAGATTATGACTTACAAGCAATTATAGAGGCATCTGCTTCTGCTGACTCAAGCCTGCCTTTCTACAACGCAGTTGGAAACAACAAGGTTACAATTAGAAAGGTGTTCTATAAAACACCGCATGCCATGTGGAGATTTTATGGATACTATGGGGGACTAAACACCGTAGGAAATCTATCTTATTATGGACAGTATGCAGATGATTCCACCTTTGAAGTCATCCCAGTCTGGCAAAATAAGGCTCAAGCCATGGCATTTGAGGATGCCATTTGGACCCGAACCTCTCACTTTTCTTACGAGATTAAAAACAATCAGTTGAGAATTTTCCCTAATCCAACTAGCGTTGGTCCTAGTAAAATGTGGGTAGAATTCAGCGTTAAATCCAGCGCATGGGAAGAGACTGGAGACGAGGACACGGGAGTCAAGGGAATAAACAACATGAATACGCTCCCATTTGAAAATATTGAATATCTTAATATTAACTCAATTGGTAAGCAATGGATTAGAAGGTTTGCACTAGCTGTATCAAAAGAAATGCTCGGAAACATTAGGAGCAAGTTTGCATCACTTCCCATACCGGGAAATAGTGTAACTCTCAACGGTCCAGCTCTTGTTTCAGAAGGCAAGGCAGAACAAACAGCGCTAAGAGATGAGCTAAAGACTGTATTGGCTGATATGACATATCCTAAATTAGCTGAAGAGACAGCGCAGGAAATAGAAAACACAGTAAAAACAATGCAGGGGGTTCCTCTGCCTGTATTTGTGGGGTAGATAACTAGTGGCTAAGAAAAACAAATGGACACAACCTAGCAATCCTCCTCCTCCTCTTTTCACTGGGAAGAAGGAGAGAGATCTTGTAAAGAAGATCAATGATGAAGTTATTGAGCGAGTTATAGGTCAAACTGTACTCTATTATCCGATTAGTCTTGAGCACACAAACTTTCATCCTTTATACGGAGAGGCTATAAACAAGACATTCCTACCACCAGTAAGAGTGCATGCGCTAGTTCAATGGCAAGGAATTGATTCTACGAATACAAATCTGGGAATCGACAAGAAATCTTCAATTGATGTATTCTTTCACAAGAGAAGGTTAACCGAAGATCAAGATCTATTTGTTAGGGAGGGAGATTTTCTCTTGTATGGTACTTTTTTATATGAGATACTATCTCTTAACGAACCAACGGAAATATTCGGACAAGTAGACCATAAAATGGAAATTTTAGCAAAATGCACAAGAGCAAGAAGAGGAGTTTTCGATGCCACATGATGAAAAATTTAGGGACTTACCGCCCGAGCCAGCATCACTAAAAGACCCTCAAGGATTGAGAGAGTTAAACTTCGCCCCCTCCACTCTTGAGACAATAGATTATTCTATTTATGACTATATTAATGACAAGATCAATTTCCATGTAACAACAAACAAGGGATTTGAAAAAGTGCCAATTATATGGGTCTCTTCTGAGCGATCATTCCAAATAAAAGACAGAAAAGAGCTTCGTGATGACGAAGGGTCTATAATAATGCCGGTCATCACTATCGAAAGAGCCTCAGTTACGAAAGATCTAAATAAAAGAGGTTCTCGATACGGAGATCAGTTCATCAATCAGGATGCAAAAGGCGGAGGGTCTATTATTGCTAGGAGAATCCAGCAAAAGAAAACCTCAGAGTTTAATAATGCAGATCAAAATAGAAAAGGACCCTCATTTAGCCCCGCTAAGGGTCCAAAGTTTATTCGCAGGACAGACAAAAGAAAAGTCGTGTATGAAACGATATCCATTCCACCAGTTGTCTATGTGGATGTTGCTTATACGGTAACATTAAGAACTGAATATCAACAACAAATGAATGAAATAATGCAAGTGTTCGTTGCCCGACCCGGAACAATAAATTATTTAATGCTTAAAAGAGATGATCACAAGTATGAAGGGTTTATACAGGGAGATTTTGCACAATCAAACAATATTAGCGCAATGGATGGCGAAGAGAGAAGATTTGAGACAAAAATAGATATAAAAGTATTGGGATATCTTGTTGGAGATGGTCCAAATGACGAAAGACCGAGGTTCTCAATAAGAGAGAATGCTGTAGAGGTACGAATCCCAAGAGAAAAAGCTATTTTCGGAGACATTCCACAACACGATCTGGCTAGTGGATATAGGGAATAGATTTTCCATTATTTTTAGAGAACTGGTTATATTGAATAATTTTGTCCTTTCTAGTTACTCCTTACTATTTATTAAAGAAAAAATGTTTTTATTCCAAGAGAATATAAAAGGAGACTCACAACAATGTCAGCAAAGAATTTCAAGTTTGTTTCCCCCGGTGTTTTTATCAACGAAATTGATAATTCACAATTACCGAGGGTAGCGCCACCAATTGGTCCCGTAGTCATCGGTAGATTCAGAAGAGGACCGGCATTTTTACCAACTAGAGTAGAGTCATTATCAGAATTAATTCGGATTTTTGGTGAGCCAGTAAGAGGCGAGGAAGCTAGTGATACTTGGAGAGGTGGTATTCCAACCGGTCCAACTTACGGAGCATACGCCGCAGCCGCATGGCTAAAGAACGGCTCCCCGATCACTGTAGTTAGGCTTTTGGGTGATCAAAGTGCAAATCCTTCAAACGAAACAGACGCCAAAGCTGGCTGGAGCATGGGCGCAGCCCCTGCCGCCGACGGAAACACAGGCGGCGCATACGGTCTATTTTTGGTACAATCAGGTGCCCTACCTGCCGCTGGACTTACTGGATCCACGGACGGTGTTTTGGCAGCAACTTGGTATTTTGACCAAGGTGGAATCATTCTTTCCGGCACAATTGCTGGTGGTTCATCAACTGCTGTCTCCGGGTCTGGTGTTTTGGTTGAATCGTCAACAGGCACTTCTCCGGGATTTGAATTTACGGCACAGATGTTCACATCAGGAGCGGCAGGGGCAGGTACACCAAGTGAAACCTTCAGGTTTAACTTTGACAAGAACTCAAAATACTACGCTAGAAAGGTCTTTAATACGAACCCAACTAAAACAAATAGCAATTTGACTAGCACAGATTCAAACTATTTCTTAGGAGAAACATTTGAAAAATCAGTTGAAGATGTAATTCAAGGAACTAAGTGCTACGGCGTCATTTTACCTCTTGGTGCAGATGCAAAAAATGCTTGGAAATTCAAGAAAGCTGCCACAGAAGGGCAAACTGGCTGGTTTGTGAGTCAGGACTTAAGAACGACTCCGGGCAGTGCAACACCTTCGGAAAACGAGCTAACACCAGCTTTTGACGCAGATAACACAGCAATTATCTCTCGCTTGTTCAAGTTCCATACACTTAGCCAAGGAGCCCAAGAACAGCGATCCTTCAAGATATCCATCGAAAATGTTAAGTATTCTAACAGGGCAGATGTTGACCCTTATGGAACATTCTCTGTTGTGTTGCGATCATTGTTTGATAATGACACATCTCCAAGAATTGTTGAGAGATTCGATAATTGTAATTTGAATCCAAATTCTACAAACTATGTCGCAGCAGTTGTCGGAGATGCGTACTACAAATGGGATGAGACAAAAAAGAGAGTTGTTGAGTATGGATCATACCCAAACCAGTCAAATTTCATTAGAATTGAAATGGCAACCGAAGTCGACTTAGGGCAGACCAATGCTGAAATGCTTCCATTTGGTGCCCAAGGACCAGTAAAAAGAAAAGGTTTCAAGCTTGCTTTAGCTGGCACTGGATCCAACTCGCAGTTCCAAACAGGTTCATTCAAGGACTCACAGGGAAGTACAACCCTCACATATGTTAATGTACTCAGAAATGAAGTGGACTCTTTCAAGTGGATCGAAACCAATGTTGGAGCATCTCCAGCTAACGCTGTCATTTGGACCGGAGCCCATAAGGGATCCGGCTCGGCAACCAACTATTTCACGGGAGCAGTTGGCGACCTTGAGGCAACAATCAAGTTCCCAGATGTATTCTTGAGAGCTACTGCTAGTGACGGAAACCTGAGCGACCCAACTCTTGCTTATTTCGGATACAGCACCACTAGTGGAAGCGCTGATACTACATTCGAGGCAAGTAACTTGGATCTATTAACAGCATTGCCAAGCGATTACAGTCAATTCACAACGAATGAATACCTAGAAAGAATGTTCATGTTTACGCTTGACGACATTTCAGCATCTGCTGGAGGCACCTATGCATACGCATCAGGATCCAGAGCAGCAGGTGTATCAATCACGGCGAGAAGCGGATCTTACAAAGACATCCTAGACGCAGGATATGACAGGTTTACAGTGCCACTCTTTGGTGGATTCGATGGTCTTGATGTAACAGAGGCAGAGCCTTTCAACAATAAATACGCTTTAGCTAATAATGCCGGATCTGAAACAGGGTATGCAATGTATTACTCGGTGAAGAAAGCAATTGACATCTTGGCAGATCCAGAATTTGTAGAAATGAATTTGGTTACAATTCCGGGTGTTACGAATGAGCCTCTTACACAGCACTTGATTAATGTTTGTGAGGATAGAGCAGATGCTTTGGCTATCATCGACCCAAGAGGCGGGTATACACCGGCATCTGAAGATGGTACCAAAACCGAGCAAGAAAGAATCAGTGCAACACATGTTGCAGATGTTGTATCCAACATGGAGCGAAGAGCCCTTAACTCTAGTTATGGTTGTGCTTATTACCCATGGGTTCGAATTGTAGATGATATTAAAGGTGGATCTCTTTATGTGCCACCATCTGTTGCAGCAATTGGAACAATGGCATTCTCTGATAAGCAAAAAGCAGTATGGTTTGCACCAGCAGGATTTAACCGAGGTGGACTAAGCAAGGGCGCAGCAGGATTCCCTGTGGTAAATGTTCGTTCTAAGTTGACAGCGGCTGACAGAGATGATCTTTATGAGGCAAACATTAACCCAATTGCTTCTTTCCCGAACGAGGGCATCGTAGTCTTTGGGCAAAAGACACTTCAAATAACCCCATCTGCGTTGGATAGAATCAATGTAAGACGCTTGATGATTTTTGTTAAGAAGCAAGTTTCTAGAATTGCGGCTAATTTGCTGTTCGACCAGAATGTACCAGCGACATGGGATAGATTCAAAGCACAAGTCGATCCATTCCTTAGTAACATTAGATCTGCGTTCGGTCTTACAGACTTCAAAGTAGTGTTAGATGAATCAACTACAACACCAGAGTTGGTTGATAGGAACATTTTGTATGCGAAAATCTTCTTGAAGCCAGCCAGAGCAATCGAATATATTGCCATTGATTTCAATATTACAAACACTGGTGCAAGTTTTGACGACTAAAAAAATAAATTAAATACTATTTATAGTATAAACAAAATAAACCGCATAAGAGGAAAATAAAAAAATGCCAATTTATACAGACAGCTTTGATTCAGCGGATAGTTTTTGGTCTAATCCAATTAGTGAGCCAAAAAGATCTTTTAGATTTACATTTGATGTTGCTGGGTTGCCAATTTGGACTATCACTAAGGTTGACAGACCTTCGTTCAAAACAACAAGTCTTGAGCACAAGTTCTACAATCACACTTTTAACTATCCGGGCAGGCTAACATGGGACCCCGTGTCTTTCGAGACAGTTGACCCAATCAGCCCTGATGCATCTGGTATTTTGTTAAAGATGCTTTACGCCTCTGGTTATGAATATCCCGATAAGCAGTTTGGTGGAGATGGTTATAACTTTAGATCAGTTAACAAGGTTGATGCTATTGACGCACTCAATCCGGTGACAATCACAGCCTTTGATGGTCAAGGCAAGTCTGTTGAAAAGTGGACTCTTAAAAACGCATACATTGAAAGCGTTTCAAACGGGTCATTCGATTACAGCCAAGAGGAGATCATCAGAATTGGCGTAACTCTAAAGTATGACTGGGCGACACTTGAGAAACTCGACGGTAGAGCACCATTCCAGTCCGGAGTTCAGAACCCACCAGTACCGGATGCAGTTCTCGCCCCATAATAAAACTTTACATTTTTTTAAATTATGTTATAGTTATTCATGTCTTCAATATTAAAAAGAGGAAAGAATGACCGAAAGAAACAATCTAGATAGAATGGCTGGTCCAGCCCAGCCACCTCCAGACCACCCCTCTCCTGCGCCAGCTATGCAATTTTCAGTTCCAACTGAATTTGTAGAACTGCCTTCAGGGGGGAAATATTATCCTCCGGACCATCCGCTCCATGGTAAGAAATCTGTTGAAATAAAATACATGACTGCCAAAGAGGAGGACATTCTTGCCTCATCTTCTTTGATTAAATCTGGTGTTGTATTTGATCGATTTTTGCAATCGATACTTATGGACAAGATTGACCCAAATGACCTTTTAATTGGCGACAAAAACGCTATATTAATTGCCGCTAGGATAACAGGATACGGTGCAGAGTATTTAACCGATGTCGGGTGCCCAGCGTGTTCCGCAGTTTCAAAATACAAATTTGATCTATCGAAAACGACAACATCAAATGGTGTCAATGAGTCGTTTTATGACACATTTTCGGTTGAAGAGACTGAACACGGAACCTTCTCCTTTTCCTTAACACAGATTAATGCTGTTGTAGAAGTTAAGCCTCTAAATGGGCATGATGAAAAAAAACTATCTTCAATAGCGGCTGCAAAAAGCAAAAATAATTTGCAAGAATCCATTGTAACAGATGGTCTTCGTTCTTATATTGTTTCCGTCAATGGAAACAGAGACCGAGCTTACATTAATCAATTTATCGAGGCTCTCCCTGCTAGGTATTCTAGAAGGATAAGAATTGTGTACAAGAATATTGTGCCACAAGCTTCAGTCCAAAGCCCCTACTCCTGTGCTAAATGCAATCATCAACAGGAATTGGAGGTACCGATTAATATCGACTTTTTTTGGCCTGACGAGCAAATATATTGAGTCCGTTTATGAGGAGATTTTTTCTTTAAAAATGCATGGAAATTGGCACTTTACAGAAGCTTATAATCTCCCAATTAAAATTAGAAGATGGTTTTTGAGAAGACTAGTCAGATATTTTGAAGAGAAATCCGAAAGAGAAAAGACTGCATCGAAAAAACTGTAAGTATTTGTAAGACCAACGACATGTGTTTTTGGTCTTATTTTTTATAATAAACAACTATTTACATAAAGGAGCATGATGTTATGAACTCAATCAACGAAGATAAATTAGGAAAGCACGATATTGATTTTTCCTTAGAGCTTAACGAGAGATACCTTAAGACTTTTGCACACAAGGTTGAAGAAATACTCAAAGCAATGACAACAGGGCGCCACAGCCCGGTTTCTGTTTCCGGATCCCCAGACAAAGTTAGGGCTTTCGCAAAAGCCTTGGGATTGGAGGAGAAATATATCACTGTGCTAGCAGCATCAAACGGGGGCTCCCCAGATGCGATGAGTGTGCGTCACAAGCTAGAAGAAGCAATTGCGGAATTTGAAAAAATGACCGGAATTAAGTGGCCAGTAAGGTAATAAATTATGGCAGAAGGCGATTTCCCAACAGATCAATCTGGACAGCTTAAAGAGGCAGAAGCTGCACTGGAGAAGTATAAGAAAAAACTCGAAGAGGTTGCGAAAACTGAAGGTGCACGAAGGTCTGAAATAGAAGCTTTTAGGGCAACCTACGGCGAAATATTAGAGCAAGAAGACGCCCAACGCACAGCCTCCCTCGAAAGACGAAAACGACAGCTAGATGAAGATATCGCCCTCTCCACCGGCGCCAGAAAAAAAATAAACGAAGCAGAAAGAGAGTTTGTTAAAGAATCAATAGATCTTAACAAAGAGCGAGCAGAAGAATTATCTAAATCAATTGATTTGGAAGTCGGTCTTTTTGGCGACCTTTCCTCGGCAATGGATGAAGCTACCAAAAAGCTTCAAGAATTGGGTCTAGGTGGTGCAGCGGCTTCCGCCGCCATGGCAGCAACAGTAGCGGTTGCAGGTCAGCTTGGAATGGGGATAGCAAGAACCAAAAAAGAAATAGTTAAGCAAATCGTAGAATTTGACAACGCCAGAAGATCCCTAATACCATATACACAAGGATTGCAAGGATCGATTGCTCTACAAGCCCAACTAATTGAAAAAGCTAAAGAATTGCAAATGCCTATAGAGGATGTTGCGAAATTTGTAGGCACAGCATCAGATGAATTTAGAATGCTCAATATGGAGAACGACGAAGCAATTGCTAGTCTTGCCGGATTCTCCGCTATCATGGACAAGTTAGGCGCTTCAGGAACGGCAAATATAATAGAGCAAATGGTCACTACTGGAGGTATGAAAAACATCGAAGAGGCCAAAACTGGGCTTTCATCGCTGACAATGCAAATGAGCGAGCTTGGTGTTCTTCCCAAGGAGCTTGCAAAAGATTATGCACAGGTGATTCCTCAAATGGCTATGTTCGGCGCACAAGCGGGGGCGAATATTGGAAAGCTTTCTTTGATGGCAAAAAAAGCAAGAGTGGACATCGGGACATTGCAGGGATTTGCAGAAAGATTCTCGGGATATAGCGATGCTGCAAGATCAGCACAGGCAATCAATGCTGTCTTTGGGAAGCCTGTTATTAGAAACCCAGCAGAGCTAGTCACTGCATATTATACGCTTGGTGAGCCCGGAGTCTTAGAGCTTGTTCAGAACAAGCTGATTCAAGCTGGCATTGACATCGATCCAAACACTGCCGCAGGAAGAACAAAAATTGCTTTCCTTGCCAAGCAGTTTGGAATGACAAGAGATGAAACCATGAGGGTCTTCGGCTCCGATGAGATGATAACAGCAGAGGAAGCGGAGCAAATCACCTCCGCAGCCACCCCTGCCGCAGGAGGTGTGGCAACAGAACTTCAACAAAAAGCCGCCGAACAATTTGCAAATCTAGCTAACAAAACTGTGACTTTGGCTGAGAGACTCGAATCCCTTAGTGAGAGGGCGATTGTTGGCTCCTTGCAAGGCGGAGGCGTTGACTTCCAAAACTTTGGTCCAAATCTTGAAAAAGGTATCAACATTACAATAGATGCCATGAAAAACTTTAAAGGCGGCGCCGACAAAGCTGCCGAAGCCCTCGGCGTAACGATACCCGATGGCGTGAAAGAAATACTGGGCGCCATAAGAGACAGAGTAAACAACCCAGAAATCATCAGAACAGATATAGAAGAGCTAACCGGGGAAACTCAAGCATTAAATGCCCCAGTCCAGCCGGTGGCAACAATCAGGTCAGCTCAAGACCCAGAACAAACTATGCAAAATGCAACACAAATGGCTACCGCTTTTGTTAATGAGCTTGAAAAAAGAGGCTCGAAAGAACCTATAAACATCTATACAACGGTCAAATTAGATGGTAAGGTGGTGGGACAAGCAGCCGAGCAATACCTCAATAAAAAGTATGTTTAATACTGGAGATTAGTAAATGTCAATATTTAAAGGAGTTATAGCAGACCTGCCGCAGCCACTTAAACAACCTGTGGGCGAAGTTTTGGAGTGGGGACGAGATTTTGTTGAGGAGTGGTTAAAAGAAGTCCTCGGCATGGGAATCGATCAGTTCGGGGGTATTACAGGTACAAAATACTGGGATCCACATCTGGCAGTCGCTAGGAAAGACCAGCTTCTCAAAATAATGCATGTTCCAAGTAAGAAGAAAATCGGTCTATTTGCAGATTTGACTTCTCTCTCAAACAGCTACAATGTTGGATGGGGTCAGGAACCGGTATATGGCAGAGCAGACCCAATTCCTTCATATCAGAATACAAGCAGAAGCATTACAATAAACTTTAAATTAACGGCGGCAAATTTAGCAGAGGCTAGGTTTAATTACAACAAGACTTTGGGCAGAGGTGGAAAGCAAAGAGTTAGTTTGACTAACATGATGTACCCAACATATAAAAATATTCAAAACTATAGAACGATAGCCTCACCTCCCATTCTTGCAATCAAGCATGTGCAATTGCTTCAAAGTTACGGCTCCTCAGTTGACGGCGGTTTTCTGGTTGGATATTTAACAAACTGTTCAATGACTCCAAACTTTGAGGGCGGCGCATACGAGGATGGAGAGCAGGGAAACTTTATATATCCAAAAGTGATTGACATAGGGATGGGCTTTAATGTACTGCACGACTATGATCAAGGCTTCGAAGCCTCCACAGGCTTCATTGCCGAACTCTTCCCTGAACTCGGAACAGGTGAAGACATCGGCACAGCGCTAGGCGGAAAACTAGGGGGAGAATTTGGAGCCCTCGTCGGCGCAGCAGGCGGAATTTTGGCAGACGCAGGTCTAGATTCGGTTTTTTATAACAACGAGCCGGACCCAAACGACGGCATCATAATTACGCCAGACCCCAATGATACGGCCCCTGCTGGAGATGCGCCATCTCCACTTCCCGTACCCGGACAGGCCGGAGGTCCGGCGACTGAACCCTCGCAGCCGGGGAATAAGCCACCAGCGCCATCACCTCCACCTTCTCCGCCAGCCCCTCCTCTAGGTGGCGGCGGAGAAACTGGTGGAACTGGTGGACCACCACCTCTAGGTGGCGGCGGAGAAACTGGTGGAACAAGTGGTTAAATAACTTAGTGAGGAAAAGTAGACATGACATCTAGATACGACGGTACAAATGTGTTTAACAATTCTGATAGAATATATCACAATATTTTTAAAGACAGGGGTTTAAATCAGGTAACGCAATATGGAACGAGGAACTTAAAGTATCCTAGTCCAAGCCAAATGTCTCAATTGACAATACTTACACATGTGTGGGCATATGGAGATCAATATTATAAATTGGCTCACAGTAGCTACGGGGATCCCTCAAAGTGGTGGGTCATTGCTTTTTTCAACCAAAAGCCTACTGAATCAGATTTGAGGTTTGGAAGCATAGTTTACATTCCCCACCCTATTGAAAGGGTAATGAGCTTTTACGGAGTATAAGAATGACTAAAGGGAATACGATAACCCCGAAGCTTTCAAATCAGCAGGTTTTATTAGCTTCTTTGCCAAAGATATTGAAAGATTCTAATGAACACTTTAGTGTTCCACCAACCAGATATATCAGGACCACAGAGGTCGACACGAATCTGAGCCCGACTCAGAAATTGACTAAAATAGAAAAGCAAGAAATGAGAAGAATATTGGAGATGACCAATATTGAGCTTGGATCTTTGGTGCCAAAAATTCAACTTTGGAAAATATATACCAACGAAGATGGTCAAATAGTAGATGAGATCTACATGCCATATTCACAGGACTCTAGAAATTATATAGAAGACATTTTTGGCAATAGGCAATCAAGGGGAGATGATGTGGGTATACAAGGCGTCACCTTCACCTATGACCAACAGGATGTCGCCGTCTCAGACCGCCTGTTGAACTGCTCAGTCAATTTTGTTCTTGGCAATGCAGAAGCTTTAGTTAAAGACCGTGGCGAGGGCTTTCGATACGCAGACATGCTCGCTTGGAACAAGACAGAAGTGAGCGACAGTAACGATAAAAAGTACTACGAAATCGTGTTGAAGGTTGGATATGAACTCGACGGCATCACAGAATTGATATCTTATGATCTCCGTGATGCCTTGAGGACTCAAGAAAAGATGTATACACTAGGCTTGACGGGATATGACTTGCAATTCGACCCGGATGGAAAGCTAAATATACAGGTTCAATATTCAAGTGCAAACATGGAATATTTTGGCACCAAGAAGAATGAAATTCTAGGTTTAAAAGATTTGTTGGCTGCACCTGAAGCAGATCCGGAGTATGCCAAGGCAGACGAGCTTAAGCCTCAAATAGATAAAATATCCCTGTATAAAAAACTTGGGGACTACATGCTGCACAATGATATGATAAGGGTTTTTAAAACTACGGAGTTGGATATATTGTTGGGTTTACAAGAAAACAAAGCTCTTCAACCTGATTGTGAGCCAAAAAATGATTACATTTCTGATGCAGCGGCCGAAGCAAACAAGAATTCTGGACCGCCCATGAAAGTGAAAGAAGAATTATCAAAGATCAATAAAAAAGACTACACTGTTACATACTTTTATTTTGGAGATTTGATCGAAGCCGTCTTAAGAATCAACCCCAGAGTATACACGGAAATGGTAGGTCGAAGATATGGCATTGTTTTGGACAACACAGGGTATCAATATATAAAAGGGCAAAAAATCTCAGCGTTTAATATAGCAAAGCTACCTATAGCAACTAGTGCTTGGGATGATTGGTTTCAAAAAAATGTTATTGATAAAAATATTAATATTTTCCCGTTGATGAGTTTTTTAAAGAATGTCGTGCAAAATTTTGTAACATCGATTCTTGGAACTAGACCAAATGACCAAGAGGGTTCGGATTATAGACCGAATATAGTTAGGCAAATTGCTTCAATTCCTGACGGATTTCAAGACAACAATGGAATACATGGGCTGACTAATTTAAAGACAAAGCCAAGAAATTATTTTTTCTCAAAATCTGCTCGGGATTCGTATCATGAATATTACATTATATATGATGAAAAATACTACGAAGATAAACATGCCATACATATGGAATTGATATCAGAAGAGGACAGGTATGATGCGAATCTAGATGCGGGAATCCCGCACTTTTTAATAGGCGCAGATAAAGGTCTTCTTAAGGGCTTTTCTTTCCAGAAGGTTGATTTTGGAGAGGCGCTAGCGGTGGTGAAGAATTTTGAGAATGAAGGTAACCCATTACGACAACTGTGGACAATTTTTGATGTTAGTGTGGAATTGGTTGGCAATAATTTATTATCTGTCGGCAACACAATATACTTAGATCCAACTATTGGAGGGTTAGGCTCTCCATTTAAGCAGAATACAGTCTCCAACCTCATGGGGCTTGGGGGATATTATATGGTTCAAAGCATCAATCACACCTATTATCCAAATTGGACAACATCAGTTACTGCAACCGGCATCATACCAGCTAGTAAGCAAGAGGCTTATAATACTCGTGTGGAATTTGAATATTACTAGGGGGCAAATTTATGGCTTATGAAAAATTTAGAGGCATAGAGATCGATAATCTCAACGCCAACAGTCCCAAAGCAGCATTTCAGCTTAGAGAAGTCTATGACCAGCTTTATTCTGAAAATATACCATCTTACAGCTTCTACAACGACAAGAGTATGTTTTATGGTCGTATTGACCCTGCAAACAGCACTGTGCATGTCAATGAGAGGTTTTTAAAACAAATTAAATCAAGAAAAAGCAAAAATGTAATGTGCTTAAACTTTGTGGCAGATGCGTTTACTGACATGAAGAAATTTATAAAAACAACCTCTTCGTCTAGATTGATTAAAGATAATTTTCTAACGACAAAGTGGGATGCCTGTACCTCGTGGGACTCTCCGCATATATTTTATAATAAAAAGATGGACGCTTTATATAAAGTTTTTGTAGCTAGCTCATTGTCACTCAAAAATAACGATCAAAAAATACAAAACATTGAAAATTTTATTGATGTGTTTTTTAATGATTTTTATCCATCACTGGAGGGCAAAACCCCTATAACAAAGAGTGGCACGATAATGTCAAAATACTACAATCCCACTTCGACCGGGTTGTGCATAGAGATTTCAAAAGATAGTTTTTCCTTAGACTATCAGAAGCTTAAAAAGTACTTGAAAAGCAATAATTATACATTCTATACTATAACCGCTGCGAAATATGGTTTTTTAGTCGACCAAAATGCCCCATGGCGCCTTGTTGCAAATCTAAATTCCAAGCCAATGCAAGCTTATATGGCAAAATATGATATAAATTTGGAAAATGTATTTGACCTTTGTTATATTAGGACGCATAAATATGATATTGATAATTTAAAAGTATACATAAAGCAAATGTACGATGCGTTTACAACCCTGTCTCCCATTTTAATTAAGAAAAACGAAAAATATACATCCAATTATTGCCGAGATCTGGAGCAGGCGGAGTACATCGCAGTTCCAAGGGAAAAGATAAGTTCTGAAAATTACGATCAAAAGTATGGAGAACTTTTCTGGCTCCGACTATATTATCGCATCCGCTTGGTGGAAACAAATACTTTACTGCCAGACAGTGTATTAACCGAAGAGATGTTTAAAATAGGACAGATGTATAAAACTCTTGACTATTCTCAGGTTCTAGAGTATATTAATGACAATGTAAAATCTCAATTAGGATGAGTATAATTTGTTATTTCAAGCGTTAGATGATAAGCAGTATTGTGTCGGCATTTACCTAGATGGCAAAATGGTATACGACCACATTCCGCCCAATTTGACTAAAACTTGGTCATATTCATCATTTTTGCAGAACAAAGGGATAGAGTTTGCCCAGATCTACGCCAAAGGCAAGACCCTAAAAGAAGTTTGCCCACCCCAACATGAAGAAGAGTTTGGCTTGGCTTGGAAAAAGATGCAGGCATTCTACAAATCTTTTGGGATTGCTAAGATAGATCTAAATCAGAACTGTTTCTTCGATCTCTTACCAGAGCAATTCGTTAAAGATTTTTGCGAGGTTAAAAACAAGATCACGCAGCATGTCTTTGATAACTACCAAAGACCAGACAACTATGAACTACAACAGAAAATCGTATCTATCACCACAGAAATATCTAACCAAAGACTAAATGTAGACCTAGATCCGCTCAAGGAATCTTTCGAGAATCCAAGAACAAGGGAGTTCTTCAAGAGATTCAAAGCAGCCACCCCATATGTAAACTACAATCCATATGGCACAAAGACGGGCAGGCTCACAACCAGAAAGAATTCATTTCCCATACTCACTATGGACAAAAGGTTTCGCAAAGTTCTCCAGCCAAACAACGACATGTTTGTGGAGTTGGATTATAATGCGGCCGAACTAAGGGTTCTGATCGGACTACTTGATATGTCCCAACCAGATGAAGACATTCATGACTGGAACATTAAGAATCTCTACGAGGGAAGTGTTGGTAGAGAGCAGGCAAAGAAGAATATCTTTTCATGGCTTTATAATCCTAATTCCAAGGACAAAGCCTTAGACAAGCACTATGACAGAAAGAAGGTAATGAATAAATATTGGGACGGTAAGTCCGTAAAAAACTATTACAAAAGAGAAATAGAAAGTGATGAGTACCACTCGCTAAACTATATCATCCAAAGCACATGTAGTGATTTGATTATGGACAGGGCTTTCTTGATAAAAGAGGCTCTGCAAGATTTAAAATCAAACATTGCATTTGTTATTCATGACAGTATCGTTTTAGACCTTGACAAAAAAGACCTAAGTGTGATAAACATGTTGGTCAAAGAGTTCTCAAATACACCCTTTGGCGCATTCAAAGTAAATGTGTCGGCAGGAAAGAACTTCGGAGAAATGAAAGAATTATGTATACAATAGTAGGACTAGGCTCAGTAGGGCACAATATTGTGAATAAGTTTTTACAATACCCTGAATATAACGGGTACACAATCGACTGTGAGTTGCCAGAGGAAATTGGAAACTCTAGGTTTATTGAACTACCAGAGTGCGACCACCCCGAGGAATACGAAAAGAGCGTACCAGATTTATCCAAAAGATTTAATAACATAGAGGGCGAATCATTGTTCGTTGTCTCGGGTGCGTCAATTATTTCTGGAGCAGCACTAAGAGTTCTGGAATATCTTCACAAGAAATCCAAGATAAACATTCTCTATATTAGACCAGACATGAGTTCTTTATCCGAATTAAGAACCCTTCAGGAAAGGACTTGTTTTAATGTGTTGCAAGAATACACCCGCTCAGGTGTTTTTCAAAACATGTATATTGCCGACAATGCATTGTTAGATAAGATTATTGACGGAGCCCCCATCATGGGTTATCATGATTTTTTGAATGAAGTTCTTGTGTCAACCATTCACATGATAAATGTTTTTAAAAATCAAAAGAAAGTCATCGGAACTTTTTCCAAACCAAACGAAACAACTAGATTGGCAACCTTTGGCATTTTAAACCCAGATTCGGGAGAGGAGAATCCGTTTTTTGACTTGAATAACTTAAGCGAAAAATCATATTATTATGCAATCCCCGAAGAACAACTAAGGACTGATAAGAAGCTCTTAAGCAACATTAAAGAGCAAATTTTAGAAAAACCACAAATGGAAGATGCAAATGTGTCTTATGGGGTCTTTCTTACCAATTACGAGCAGAAATACGCTTATTTTGTTGCGAGAAGCAATCAGATACAATAATAAAAAAAAGTGTTGACAAACAAAAAACAGTGTTATAGAATACACACATAACTTTGATAAAGGAGAACTAATGGGAATCGATCTTAAGAAAATGAAAGCAAAATTGACGGCTGCTCAAAACAATGGAAAGGGCGGCAAATCTGATTTTTGGAAACTAACAGAGGGAGAGCATACGGTTCGAATTCTACCATCGGAGGATGGCGACCCCTTTAAGGAGTACCACTTCCACTACAATGTCGGTAAGCAGAACGGCTTCCTTTGCCCGAAGCGTAATTTTGGTGACGACTGCCCTGTGTGTGATTTTGCCACAAAATTATTTAATCAAGGAGATACAGAGAGCATCAATATGGCAAAGAAGTTATTTGCTCGCCAACGATTCTTCTCCCCCGTCCTTGTCCGAGGAGAAGAGAAAGCAGGGGTTCGAGTCTGGGGATACAGCAAAACAGTGTATCAAGAACTCCTAAGCCTCGTACTCAATCCAGACTTCGGAGATATTACTGATGCAGACGAGGGTGTTGACCTTGTTCTGAAGTATGCTAAAGATCCGGGTATGCTTTACCCGAAAACCTCTTTGACACCCCGCCGTAAGTCGTCTCTTCTTTGCGAAGACGAAGACGCAGATTGTCAAGAGTTGATCAGCAATGTTCCTGATTTTGACACTCTTTTTGAGCGCAAAACCAGCGAAGAAGTTGCTGGAATCTTGGATGAAGCCATGAATGCTGATCTGGACGCCGAAGCAAATTCGGAAGAAACCAGCAAGTACACTGCTCCATCCAACGATGTACAGGCGGCTCTTAACGAGTTGCTGTAACCAAAGGGGGGCGTCTGCCCCCCTTCTTTTTTATAAGGAGATACAATGGCAAAAGCCGGTAAACTGTCCATGGCTGATATGCGTAAGCTGATTAATAAGCGAGCGGGCATGACTGTGGCACACAACCTAAACGAGGAAAACCCAACCGAAGTTACGGATTGGATTCCTACAGGATCTAGGTGGCTAGATTCTATTATTTGTAAAGGAAAGTTGGCTGGTATTCCAGTCGGCAAAGTAACGGAGATTGCAGGTCTTGAAGCAACAGGTAAGTCATTCTTGGCAGCGCAAGTCGCAGCAAGTGCACAGCAAAAGGGAATTGATGTTGTCTATTTCGACTCTGAGTCAGCTATTGACCCTGCGTTTTTGGAAAAGGCAGGATGCGATGTCAGTACTCTTTTATATGTTCAAGCTCAGTCTGTTGAGTTTGTGCTCGAAACTATCGAAGACCTTTTGGCTAATAATGAAAATCGGATGCTTTTTATCTGGGATTCTCTTGCTCTTACACCTGCTATTTCCGA